AGAGGTCCTGGGGGATCTTTGCTGGCCCGGGTAGGGCAGGCGGGGGTCTTTTATGGGAGGGGCGGATTTGGGAGCCCCCCACCATGGGGCCCCCATCTGGATTGGGGCGCACTCCAAGAACGGGGGGGGGGGGGACAAGCGGCCTGCTCAAGCAGGGCAAGAATCATCGCGAGAACGGCCAGCCCATCCAAATCAGATTGGTGGACCAAGTGAACAATCCGAGACTTTGGCCGACACCAGTTCAGAGAATGTACAAAGACAGCGGAAGTCCCTCGGAATACGCCAGGAACGAGATACCCCTCGCGGCACAGGTTGGTGGTCCACTGAACCCGCCATGGGTAGAGTGGCTGATGGGGTGGCCGCTCGGGTGGACAGACTTAAAGCCCTTGGAAATGGACAAGTTCCACTATGCGCGGCAACCGCATGGCGAATACTCACAGAAAGATAATTAAATGCAAGCAGAACAAATAGCCAAGAGCTTGGGCAACGCGAAAAGAGCCAACGGCCAGTGGGTAGCGTCATGCCCAGTACCGAGTCACGGCAAAGGCAACGGCGACAAGAATCCATCACTCAGCGTACACATTGATGACGAGGGCAAGCCACTCTTTCACTGCCATGGTGGCTGCACTCAGGAGTCAGTATTCCAAACCATCAGGGATATGCAGCTCTTACCCGAACTAGAAGAACGGCCAGACCCACTCGCCAACATCAAGCCATTACCTAAGATCGAGTTCCAGCAGGAATGGCAGTACCAAGACGAAGACCGCGTCACAGTCTTTGTCAAGCACCGGTTGCGCGTTGGAGAAACAGGCAAGACGTATCGTCTATACAAAGTAGATACAGACGGCAGACGCTCCACAACGCTTGGCGATGCACGCATAGTTCCATACAAGTTACCCGAGCTGCTGGACGCGAAGACAGCGGGAAGAATAATTTATCTCGCGGAGGGCGAGAAAGCCGTGGACGCGCTGATGTCACTCGGCGTGGTGGCGACCACCGCGCACAGCGGCGCCGGCCATTGGCCCGAGGCCATCACCGAATACTTTGCTGGCGCCAATGTGGTCATCCTTCCCGATAACGATCTGTCAGGTTGGTCATACGCTCGCAAGGCAGCAGAGGCCATCCTGCCCATTGCCAAGGCGCTCAAGGTAGTAGACCTCAGACTGCAAGAGCAGGGCGATGACGCGTACGAGTTCATTGAGGCAGGCGGCGGCAGGGCAGAGCTGGCGGCGTTAGTCAAGGCAGCGCCAAAGATCACTAGCGTGGATGATGTAACGATACCCGAAAGACTACAGGCGATTACAGCATCAAGTACAAAAACAGACGAAATCTATACACATCAGGATTCTCATGTACAAAAACAGGCTGAAATTGAACATGAGTTTGCGCCTGACCCACCAAAAGAGGCAGACAAGCCAAAGCCAACCAAGACCATCAAGATTGAATCTTGGGACACCATACAGGATGAGCCAGTCGAGTGGCTAATTGAGGGAGTCATTCCAAAAGGATCGTTCACGGCGCTTTACGGGCCACCTGGTAGTTTCAAGTCGTTCATAGCCTTGGACATTGCCGAGGCCATCGCAACAGGCAGGGCGTGGATGGGAAAAGAGGTTAAGCAGACAGGCGCGGTGCTGTACTTGGCCGGCGAGGGCTTTGGCGGTATCGGCGCAAGGATCAAAGCCTGCAAGATGCATCACCAAACAGAGGATGGAGCACCGATCTATATAGTCAGGCACCAGCTCAACCTTAGATCCAGCGCCGAGGACTTCAATGCCTTAATGATGGCCGTGGTCACGCTGGTGGAGCAGACAGGCATGGAGTTCATCCTCGCCATCGTAGATACGCTCGCCAGAGCCTTTGGCGGCGGCAACGAGAACAGCTCAGAAGACATGGGCGCATTCATCACGGCCATGGGTAAGGTGCAGGAATTCCTCAACTGCGCCTTGATGGTGCTGCACCACAGCGGTAAGGACGCTGCCAAAGGATTGCGCGGCCATAGCAGCCTGCTTGGCGCAGTGGATACAGAGCTGGAGTTATTACGCTTTGACGAGCAAATGAAAGGCGTTCTCACCATTAGCAAGCAAAAGGATGGAGCCGACAACGAGCGATTTGGCTTTGAGATGGTGGAGGTAGAGATCAGGCCAGCAGGCTTGGGACTCAGCGATCCAATCGTCAGCCTGGCGGTGCAGTCATCCGATGACACGCATATTGAGCCATCCAAGGCAAGCAAAGGGAACTCTGGAAAAGGAAAAAATCAGCGTCTTGAGATGCTTTGCCTAGAGAAAATGGTCAAAGAGCATGGAGCGCCAAAGTACATCGATGGTTTACAACGTCATGCAATCAGATTGGAGCAGTGGAGGCAGGAATTGTGGTCAAAGATGGGGTATACAGATGAGGATAAAGGCACGTTCAAGACGGCATGGCACAGAGCAAAGCAGCGACTGATTGAGTCAGGTGAGGGTGCGATCAGAGATGATTTTGTATGGTTACAGTTTAAAAGCACCGACTTTGAGGCTGGATAAACATACAGGTTACAAGTTACAAACAAGATACAAATGTTACCAATTGACGCTTGCATGGTTACAGTTACAAATCGAGAGTCTAGAAGACTCGATGATATGTAACCCATGCACCATTTGAAACCGAGGGAATGAAATGGCAACAAAGAGAAACCCAAACAAGCATCCAGTGGTGGAGCAACCAAGTACAAAAGCAGATCTTTGGACGATTCATGTGCAATCGAAACTGGTGGAGTTGGAGTCAGTCAAGGCTGTCAGCGATAGGAAATGGGGAGAAAATCGACTGACTACTTTAGTAAGCAGTGAGCTGAGAGAGAAATTCTGGTTGCAGAACAGCAGACTACATCAGGCGATGGAGTCCAAAGATCGGGCGAAGTTCGATTCCAGTGTGGCGGGAATGATCAGGGCTTACAACGTGCTGGATCAGTGGGCAACCGAAGAAGCATTGGAGCCAGCGTCAGCCATTCCTCGGATTGAGTGGGAAATGCAGAATGGTCAGACTATGGTGATTGTGCGAACAGTCAATGAGGCAGTAGCGATACAGACTCAGCGACAGGACTTGGCAAACCACCACATTTGGTCGATGCAAGAGATAGAGGCGCTGCTGGCTGATCCTCGGATGCAAGAAGTCATCAAGATCAAGGCGCTTGTGCCAACAGCACAGCTCACCAGCTTTAAGCCAACTTCAGAGTTCAAGATTGGCGGTGCAACAGGCTTTGACGATTTTGAAAACGACCTAACATTCAGCGACAATGACAAAATGGAATATAAATTTAATTCCGCACAAGCAGAAAAGTTCAAAAATAACAACAATGCGACATGAATTAATGGATTGGGACAAAGCTCGGCGATTTACGACCGCGAAACTTTTGAAACAATTACGCGCGAGAGTGTGACTATCGACATCGTGTTGCCGATAGGTTTTATCTAAAAGGGCAAAAAATGGGCAAAATGGGACGACCAATCGAATACACCGCAGAAATTTGGCCTGGCATCTTGGAGAAGATCAGCAGCGGCGCCAGCCTGTCTGGCGTGCTACGCGAGCCTGGTATGCCAAGCTACGTTCACGCTTGGCGAATGTTGCAAGCCGACGATAAGCTTAAGGAAGCCTATCAAAAGGCCGTAGAGCAGCGCGCAGACCGATTGGCAGAGGAGATTGTTGAACTGGCAGATCAGCCAATTCCTGACCACTTAGAAGGCGTTGCAGTAAGCGCTTGGGTAAACCAAAAGCGCCTGCAGGTCGATGCCCGCAAATGGGTGGCCAGCAAGCTAAAGCCGCGGACATATGGCGACCGGCTTGATGTCAGCGTCAGCGATAACCGGATCAGCGTCATCCAGGCGTTGGAGCAGGCGCAGGCTAGGGTGCAAATTGGTATGGCCAAGTCGGATGACGTAACAGACGTGGAGCCAAAGTCACGTGTGGATAACTTGTAGGCATAAGTCATTGATTCATATACTCTCTTACACGAACCTTACATAATCGGTTTAACACAATGACTATTATGTTAACCACGCTGTGGATAACTACAGCAATTTTGCACAATAAATAGGCAAATTCCAGTTATGCACAGGGCGTTGTGCTTAACTGCAAGCAAATTGCGTCGCAAATCTGTGGATAACTTAGGACATACCGGCCAGCAGGCCGCAGCCGGCGCCCATGGCCCGCCCGCCAAATTTTCGGGGGGCGGGGGGTACCGGCGCAAAAGGGCACAAGAACGGGTGCCCCCGCACACAATTTTTTATTTTTTTAATGTATATTTGGAAGATAAATGCAAACCACAATTTACAAGTCCGAAGAAGAACAAAAGCTGATGGTCGAGCTTTGGTCACCGGCCATTGCTGATGACCCTGAAGCTTTTGTTTTGTTTGCTTTCCCTTGGGGCCAAAAGAATACGCCGTTAGAGAAGTTCAGTGGACCACGCAAATGGCAGCGAGAAGTCCTACGCGATATTACCGCGCACATAAGGAAGCAAAAGGGCTTGATTGACTATGACACCATCCGCATGGCCGTGTCATCTGGTCGAGGCATTGGTAAGTCTGCTCTAGTGTCCTGGTTGATTTTGTGGATGTTGACCACCCGCATTGGTGGCTCAGTTGTTGTCAGCGCCAACAGCGAGAACCAGCTGCGCTCAGTCACTTGGGCAGAGTTGACCAAATGGGCAGCCATGCTTATTAACTCGCACTGGTGGGAGATCTCAGCCACCAAACTGGTGCCGGCACAGTGGTTAACTGAGCTTGTTGAGCGTGATTTGCGCAAAGGCACCCGTTACTGGGCATGTGAGGGCAAGCTTTGGAGTGCTGAAAACCCCGATTCTTACGCTGGTGTACACAACCAAGACGGCATGATGTTGATTTTTGATGAATCTAGCGGTATCCCCAACCCAATTTGGGAGGTGGGCGCTGGATTCTTTACAGAAAACACGCCGGACAGGTACTGGTTTGCATTTTCCAACCCACGGCGCAATGAAGGCTACTTTTTTGAGTGTTTTCACGCCAAACGGGACTTTTGGACGTCCAAAATAGTGGATGCCAGGACGGTGGAGGACACCGATAAGTCGGTGTATGAGCAGATCATTGCTGAATATGGCGAAGATTCATCACAGGCCAAGGTTGAGGTGTATGGCGAGTTTCCTTCAGCTGGCGAAGATCAATTTATCAGCCCGATCATTGTGGATGACGCAATGAAACGGGCAAGGTACAAGGATTTGACGGCACCAATTGTCCTTGGAGTTGACCCCGCCCGCGGTGGCGCCGACTCCACGGTGATTGTGGTACGCCAGGGACGCGACCTGGTGGCCATCAAGCGTTACAAGGGCGAAGACACCATGGAAATTGTTGGCAGGGTGATTGATGCCATTGAGGAATACAAGCCAACCTTGACTGTGATTGATGAGGGTGGTTTGGGGTATGGGATACTTGACCGGCTGACAGAGCAACGCTACAAGGTGCGAGGTGTTAACTTTGGAGGCAAGGCCAAGCACTCGCAGGCATTTGGAAATAAGCGAGCAGAAATGTGGAACGACATGCGTAACTGGCTGAAATCTGCTAGTATCCCGTCAGATCGGCAATTGAAAGCTGATTTCACTGGTCCAACGAAGAAGCCAAATTCTTCTGGGACTATATTTTTGGAAGGCAAAAAAGAGATGCGAGCAAGAGGTTTAGCTTCACCAGATGCAGCTGATGCGCTCGCAGTTACTTTTGCTTTTCCCGTTGCACACAGGGAATACAAGGAGCCTGCGATTAGGCGAGCTTCTTCTCAAAGTGCAGCTCTAACTGGCTGGATGGGCGCATGAAAAAAAACGTATCTCTTAGCGTTGGTCGAGGCGAAAAACTGCCAGTTTCCAAGGGCGCTGGTTTGACCGCCAAAGGCCGCGAGAAGTACAACGCTGCAACAGGTTCTAACCTTAAAGCGCCAGCACCTAACCCCAAGACCAAGGCAGACCAAGGCCGCAAAGATTCATTTTGTGCAAGAATGGGCGCTGTAGCGGCCAACGCCAAAGACGGCGAACGCGCTAAAGCAGCCCTTAAACGATGGAAGTGTTGATATGGCTACCAAACCTGGACTTTATGCAAACATCCACGCCAAGCAAGCCCGTATTGCAGCTGGTTCTAAAGAGAAGATGAACAAGCCTGGTAGCAAGAACGCGCCAACAGCCAAAGACTTCAAAGACTCTGCCAAAACTGCAAAGAAGAAATAACATGCCACTGGTAAAATCAAAATCTTCTGAAGCATTTCGCAAGAACATTAAAGCAGAAGTTGCTGCTGGTAAGCCTGTCAAGCAGGCAGTAGCGATTGCGTATTCTGTTAAGCGTGAGGCTTCTAAACCAGCCCCAAAAGGTAAAAAATAATGGCAGATTACACAGGCATCGCCGCAGCCGGTGCTGTGGCCAACGGTGGCAAGGAAAAGCATACAGTCTTGGCGACCGCTCGCTCGCGCTTGGATATGGCTATTGCTGCTTTGTCTGAATCCCGTGAAGATGAAATTGACGATTTAAAGTTCTACGCTGGCTCGCCCGACAACCGTTGGCAATGGCCAGCGGACGTGTTGGCAACCCGTGGATCTGTGCAGGGTCAGACAATTAACGCCAGACCGTGTTTGACAGTTAACAAGTTGCCCCAACACGTAAGACAGGTGACCAATGACCAAAGACAAAACCGCCCAAGTGGCAAAGTTATTCCTGCCGACGACCATGCAGACATTGAAGTTGCAGAAATCTTCAATGGAATGGTCAGACACATTGAGTACATATCAGACGCCGACGTTGCTTACGACACGGCCTGTGAAAACCAAGTCTCCTACGGCGAAGGTTACATTCGGATCCTGACCGAATACTGCGACGAAAACACATTTGACCAAGATCTTAAAATTGGCCGTGTACGCAATAGTTTTTCGGTGTACATGGACCCAACAATCCAAGACCCGACCGGCGCAGACGCCAAATGGTGCTTTGTTACTGAAGACATCACCAAAGACGAATACCAGCGGATGTATCCCGACTCCGCACCCATCACCACCTTGCAAACGCTGGGTGTAGGCGATCAAAATTTGAGCCAATGGCTCACCGAAGACACTATCCGCGTTGCTGACTACTATTACTTAGATTACGACAGAGCAACGCTTAACCTGTACCCTGGGAACATGACCGCGTTTGAAGGCACCCTAGAGGACAAACAACTGAAAGCAATGTATGGAAAACCTAAAAAATCTCGTGAATCTGACCGTGTCAAAATTAAATACTGCAAGATTAACGGTTATGAAATTCTTGAAGAACGCGATTGGGCGGGGAAATACATCCCTGTAGTTCGCATTGTTGGTAATGAATTTGAGGTCGATGGCCGCTTGTATGTGTCGGGCTTGGTGCGAAACGCCAAGGATGCCCAGCGCATGTACAACTACTGGGTGAGTCAAGAGGCAGAGATGCTGGCCTTGGCACCCAAGGCACCATTTATCGGCTACGGTGGCCAGTTTGAAGGCTATGAAAACCAGTGGAAGACCGCCAACACGACCAACTGGCCGTATTTGGAAGTCAATCCAGACGTGACCGACGGCCAAGGCGCTGTGCTGCCGTTGCCCCAGCGGGCGCAGCCTCCAATGGCTTCTAGCGGCCTTTTACAGGCCAAGGCTGGCGCGTCTGAGGACATCAAAGCGTCTACTGGCCAATACAATGCATCTTTAGGCATGGGAAGCAATGAGCGCAGCGGCAGAGCCATTTTGGCTCGCCAACGCGAGGGTGACGTGGGCACTTACCACTATGGCGATAACTTAGCCCGCGGTGTACGTCACATTGTGCGCCAGCTGGTGGACTTGATCCCCAAAATTTACGACACCCAGCGCGTGGCTCGCATTATTGGTTTGGACGGCGAAACCAAGATGGTCAAGCTCAATCCGGATCAGCCCGAACCGGTTCGCAAGATCACCGATCCCAACAATCCTGACATAGTCATCGACAAGATCTACAACCCCAACGTCGGTAAGTACGACGTGGTGGTGTCGACCGGACCAGGCTATGCAACCAAGCGCCAAGAAGCTTTAGAAGCAATGGCCCAGCTGTTGCAGGGCAACCCTAATTTGTGGGCTGTGGCCGGTGACTTGTTTGTGAAGAACATGGATTGGCCTGGTGCCCAAGAGATGGCCAAACGGTTTGCCAAGACCATTGATCCCAAGCTTATGACTGAAGACGACAAGCCACCAGCGTTGCAGGCAGCGGAACAGCAAATGCAAGCGATGGGTCAAGAGCTTGACCAACTGCATGAAATGCTTAAAAACGTCGGCAAATCGATTGAAGCGCAAGACATGGAGCGCAAAGATTTTGAAGCTCAAGTGAAGTTCTACGAAGCGGAAACCAAGCGAATTTCTGCTGTGCAAGCCAGCATGAGCGAGCAACAGATTCAAGATATTGCGATGGGTGTAGTTGCTGCGGCAATGGAATCCCAAAACATGATCAATGAAATGCCTGGCCGTGAACAGCAACAGGAAATGATGCCTGAACAGGCTGAATATGCACCACCACAAGGAATGCCACAATGATGTACAAGGCCGCTGATTTTGTAGGAATGCTGTTCCTTGCCCGTGATGTGGCGCATAGCGTCCATCTAAACACCCGTAGCTACTCCAAACACGTTGCGCTCAATATTTTTTACGAGCGCATCATTGGCGCAACGGATGATTTTGCTGAAGCCTATCAAGGCCGTCACGGTCTGATGGGCCCAATTACGTTGCATTCAGCTACCAAAACATCCAACATCAATGATTTTTTGCAAGGCCAGTTGGATGAGATTGAAAAATGCCGCTACGACGTAGTGGACAAAAATGATTCATCGCTCCAACAATTGATTGATAATATTGTTGAAATTTATCTGCGTACCCTCTACAAACTTCGCTTTTTGGCATGACAGTTTCAGTCACACACTCCACGCCTGCAGATGGTTCGTTTAGCGCAACAGGCGCTACAGCGTGGAACGCAACGCACACGCTCACTGGAGTGGGCACAATGGCTGAACAAAATGCCAACAACGTAACTATTACTGGCGGGTCTATATCTGGTGTCACAGGTTTGGGTACGGTCACAAGCGTAACTGGCACTGGGACAGTCAGCGGTTTAACCTTAACAGGCACAGTTACTACTTCTGGTAACTTGACACTTGGTGGGGCAATTACTGGTTTTGCCACAAGTGGTGCAAATACCAATTTGACATCTGTTGCCTTGACATCTGGCACGATTACAACAGCGCCATCAACAGGCAATGATATTGCCAACAAAACTTATGTCGATGCATCAATGGTTTACCCATCTGGGACAGGTATAGCAGTCGTTACTTCTGGTACTTCATGGGGTACTACGTTGACCGCCCCATCTGGTGCTGTTGTTGGAACAACAGACACTCAAACTCTGACAAATAAGCGCATAACGCCTAGAGTAAGCACTCCTACTGTTGCTGGAACTTACGCTATAAATACTGACTCGTTTGACATGGTGGTCATCACGGGGCAAAACGTAAATATAACTGACGTAACTACGACAGGAACACCAACAAATGGGCAAAAACTCTGGTTTTCGGTTACGGGAACAGCGGCTAGAACAATATCTTTTAATGCTTCAAACTTTGAGGCATCAACAGTAACATTACCAACAACAACAGTTTCGACCAATCGTTTGGATGTTGGTTTTGTTTGGAACGTAGCCACAAGCAAGTGGCGTTGCGTTGCTCAGGCTTAATATGGCACAGATTATTCTTACTGGCTCTGGAACTTGGAACTTGCCTGCGGATTGGAATGACGCAAATAACGTAATTGAAGTTTATGGCCCTGGAGGTAATGGCGCTACATCTGGAAGTACATCGCAGTCTGGTGGCGGTGGTGGGGGCGGCGCATATCAAATAGCACTTAATGTGCCCTTGAAAGCAATTGATCTTCTTGGCACAGTTGTAACAGCTAAAACATATAACCTTACCGTTGGTATTGGCAATGGCGCAGGCTTGTGGCAAGGTTACAAGTATGACAACGACGGTACTCCACTCTACGGCACGTTGATACAGGGCGGGGGGGGGTTTTCTGGAAGCGGTATTACGGGCGGTGCAGGCGGTTTTGGTCAAGCCGTAATAAACGATGTAAATTACTCATCTGGTTCCGTTAGGGGCGGCGATGGTGGTAATGGGCGTGCGTCTACAACAGCAGCAGGTGGTGGTGGTGGTGGAGCAGGTGGCCCTAATGGTGTGGGCGGTGCTGGTGGTACAAACACTATTACTTTAAATACAACAGGCCGTGGTGGTGGTGGCGGTAACGGCGGCACTGCTGGCTCAAGTATTTCTGCATTAGCTGGAACAGCGGGTACTGGTGCGGGTGCGGGTGGTACTGGCGGTGCGGCTAATACTAGTGGTTCTGCTGGTGGTGCTGGAACATCAGTTTATTCTGGCGGTGGCGGTGGTGGCGCTGGTGATGGAACGTCAGGAACGTCAGGTGGTGCGGGTGGGTTATATGGCGGCGGTGGTGGTGGAAGTGGGTCTGCTACAAACTCGGTAGGTGGTGCTGGTGCGGCTGGCATTATTATTATTACCTACACCCCAGTCACAAACTTCTTCTTTCTCTTTTAAAGTAAAATCATGAATGATTTTTATGGTGGCAGTTTTTTTTCTGGCAGTTTCTTTTCTGCTATTATCAACACTATTGAACAGACTTTGATTAAACTTCGGTCGTTCACCGAAAGAAGGAGATTTTGAATGGCTATTAATCTAAAGGCAATTACCTCTACGATGGGGTATCAGCAGATCACAAGTCTTAGCTCTGCCACCAAATTGACAGTGCCTCCAAGAGATTTGAATGGTTTGGTAGGTACACCCCGTATTGCCATTATTACTCCCGAAACTCAAACTGTGCGTTGGCGTGATGATGGCGTAGCACCTACAGCTTCTGTTGGAATGCCTTTGGCAGCCGGTGTTACTCTGCAATACGACGGCGATCTGTCGCAAATTCAGTTTATTGAACAAACTGCCGGCGCAAAATTAAACATTACTTACTATTCATAACGAGGCCAAAATGAACATTTCTAACGATACGCCTGCTTTGAATTACGTTGAATATTTCACCAAACAGTTGCCTGTAGATTTGGCTACTATGGCTGCATTGCGAGATGAATTGGCTATACGCCAAGGCGCGCTATCTGCTGCTCAAGACGCAGTGGCCGACCGTGCTAAGGCTGCTAGCGAATTGGTTGCCGCAAGAGAACAATCAGCAGCTATGTTAGCCGCAGCCAAAGACAAAAACGACAAAGCCAACGTTAAAACCGACGAACTTGCGGCCCGTGAAACTGAATTGGCTGATCAAGTTAAAGCGTTTGAAACTTCCAGCGCCGAGCGTGATGCCGCGTTGACCATACGTGAAAATACTTTTGACACCCGCGAGCGTCGCCAAAGCGAAAATCAAACTTGCTTGGATGCGTTAGAAGCCAAGTTGGCCGAAGACCAAGCTAGCCTTGACGCCCGCGTGAAAGATTTCCAAGCCAAAGTTGCCGCATTGAAGGCATAATGGCAAAAACCCTTACTGGTGAGGTTCACCAGGGAATCATTGAGATTCAAAAATGACTGAAGAAGTCCAACAACCCTTAGCGGAAGTAGACTCCGCGCCCGCTCCCGAAGTGACGGCCACTCAGGAAGCAATTCAAACGCCGGAAGTCGCTGAAGAAGCAAAAGAGCCTTCACGGGTTTTTACCCAAGAAGAACTCGACGCAGCAATTGGCAAAAGGCTTGCAAGAGAACAACGTAAGTGGGAAAGAGAGCAGACTCAACGTGAAGCGGAAGCCCAAACGCTGAGAGCGCCAGCAAGTATCCCGTCAGTCGATCAGTTTGAAAGCACTGAAGCCTATGCAGACGCATTGGCCTACCAGAAAGCCGAACAACTGCTTGCCCAGCGAGAACAAGCAAGGCAGCAATCTGCAATCATTGAGTCTTATCACGAAAAGGAAGCGGAAGCTCGGACGAAGTACGACGATTTTGTACAAGTCGCCTACAACCCCAAGTTGCCGATCACCAACGTGATGGCTCAGACGATCCAAGCCTCGGACATTGGCCCTGAAGTAGCTT